AGATACACCACGACCACCCAAAAGACGGTCTAGGACTGCGTTGTTCATTGCAGACTTATAGTCACCATAATGCTCAATCTCAAACTCTAAAGCCCGTTCTAGCATCATTGACGCTACACGACCAATCGGGTCGTTATCACGGAATCTACGGCTTACATCGGGTCTAGGCAGTCGGGCAAAGATAGCTGGTTGAATCGTCTGTACATTTGACCAAAGGATATTAAAGCGAGCATTAGGGTTACGGTCATAGCGGCTATCGTCTTTGTATTTCTTAACGATTCGGTCTGCTCTAGCTTCCCAACGCTTGTATTGACGCTCATATCCACCGATTGTTTTGTACCAATCCTCGTATGTGTGATTAACCGTAGCTTTATCGTTTGCCATAATGTTGCCCTAATGTTGAAGATTTTGGCGAAATGTTGTCTTATTTTACCTAAAGTTAATACCTTTGGTTCATTTTTGTCTTAGTTTCTTTCCACATATCATTAATTGTTACATCGGTCTTGCCAATAAACAGTCCTTTAATTGGTTCATCCTTGGTGACAATCTTGGCTTCATCTTTCCATACGATAGACAAATACCGCCAAGCATCCGCACCGTGACTTGTCCAATCGTGCCTTGGCTTATCTCTAAATACCTTCTTGTCCTCGTCATATTCCCGTTGGTATTGACGCAAACATTCAATGCCATCCTCGCATTTATGGTCAAACCAAGCTCTAGTCAAGGCTAAACGGCTTGCTTGAATACCATCTTGCAGTCCCAAATTTGGAACTATGCGTAGGGTTTTGACGGGTAGCTTATCGCCTAGCTGCTCGATTACTGAGCGATTAGAAGCTAAAGTCTTGGCTCTAGCATCATGGGGCAGGTAGTGATAGCCATATTCATAACCCCGTTCCATTTCCCTTGATTCCACTATGCCGGCATAGAAAGCGACTGGTTGCCCATTGGAATAATGGTAGTCCAATAGCCTGATTTCCCCATGTATAACCTGAAAGAACCATATAGCGGTATCGTCTGAATACCCCAAATCCCATGCCGTATGCACTTTAAACATAGGGTCATGCTTAACTTCGGTAATTCTGCCTTGGTCGGTAAGCTGCCGCATCTCTTTGCCGTAATACGCCCCAAGTATGGCTGATTCAAAGTCGCACTCAAACTCTTGTAAATATTGGTCTTGTGACATAGATTTAGCAGCATCAACTAATTCAGCGTCTAGTAACAACCCCGTTTGGCTTGCTCTAAGGGTTCTAACATACCAACGGTCATCTTTGCTTGCGTTGTTGTATAAGTCCCAAAAAGCATTGTGGCCTTTAGGCGTACCAATAAATACAGCCCAACCAATGCGGTCAGCTAGTAAAGGTCGTATGATTTCGCCCCATATTCTTGGTCGCATATCGGCATATTCGTCTAAAACAATGCCATCTAGGTATAAACCCCTAAGCGCATCAGGATTATCAGCACCAAATAGCCTTATACGGCTGCCATTAATAAGTTCTACCCATAGCTCAGATTGGTTAGCCTTAGCCAATACAGGCTCGGCAAATCGCATTAAGTAGTCCCAAGCAATGTTTTTAGCCTGGCTGTAATACGGGGCAACATAGGCATATCTACCGTCTTTTTTGCCTTCTAGCGATGCCTTGACGATTAAGTCATTAATACACGCTACGGTCTTGCCACAACGCCTGTGTGCCACAACAATAGCCCAACGCTGTGTACGCTTGTGAAAGTCCTCAAAAACGCTTCTAGGGCGGTATTTGAGCTTAATTACCCTACTCATCTGCCCAAGATATTTTTAAATCGCCACCATCAGCGCCAGTTACCTCATTTACTTGGGTTTCTTTCCATCTAGCCCTTGTCTTTAACCAAAAGATAGCCGCAGCGGTATTACCCTTCTTGGCTTGGCTAAACAATGTGCCTGCAATGGCAGCATTGGCGTCTATACGCCCTTCGTCTAACTCATCCTTGTAATACTTGACCAAGGTATCGGCACTAATCTTTAACCGTGTTGCTATGTCCTCATGTGGGCAACCCAACGCAGAAAGGCGTTTAACCTGCTCTTGGGTGTCTTTTGTCGGTTTATGTGGGGGTCTACCTTTTTCAGCCATTTTTATAACTCCGCTAAAATAGCTTGTTTTCCAGTAAAATCTTCCCAACGCTTAACAATTACATCGCAAAATTTAGGGTCAAATTCCATAATAAATGCCTGTAACCCATTCTTTTCAGCCGCAATGAGGGTTGACCCTGACCCACCAAAATAATCGGCAATTGTCTTGGATGACAGATTGAATCGTTTGATAATCCATTCCATCAAAGATACAGGTTTTTGGGTTGGGTGTACCCGATTAGTCTTTTCTGATGCTTGGGTAAATTGACGAACAACACTTCTGAAGTTTGCCCATGCAAGTTCACAATCAGTTTGGTCTGATTGACCATTGTTTTTATCCCATACCAGCCAACATTCGCTGTCAGGCAATACGGAACAGTAATAATTTGCACCCCACCATATCTGTTTGGCATCAGGATATAAGCCGTTTATCAAATTAAATGCATCTTTAGCCACATCAGGGTTATCGTCACCCATAATGTCTGTGCCGTAATTTGCCTTTAATACCGATGATTTGCTTACAGCGTTCATGCCGTATGGGGGGTCTGTATGTATTAAATCAGGATAAACGCCAACCATCAGCTTTTCAACATCATGCAACATTGTGCTATCCCCGCACATAAGCCTATGATTTCCAAGGATATATATGTCGCCTAGTTTAGTTGTAGGCTCTTTTGGAATATCAGGCACAGCATCTTCGTCTGTTAGCCCTTCAGTTACTTCAGGCTCAAGCAATGCGTTTAGTTCTTTATCGTCAAACCCTAACAATGCAAGGTCAAAGCCTTCATCTTCTAGGTCTTTCATTTCAATTGATAGCATGGCCGTGTCCCACCCTGCGTTTAATGCCAGCTTATTGTCAGCAATGATGTAAGCCTTCTTTTGGCTTTCAGTCATATCTGAGCAATCAATTGTGGGAACTTTGTCTAACCCTAGTTTTTGGGCGGCCATTAATCTGCCATGCCCAGCAATAATGCCGACCCCGTCTACCAATATAGGGTTTCTAAACCCAAATTCTTTAATGCTGGCGGCAATTTGCCCTACTTGTTCAGGGCTATGGGTTCTGCTGTTCTTTGCGTAAGGGATTAACTTATCTACAGCAACATCTTTGATTTGCATATATATCCAAGTATTTGAATAGTAATGCTTTTATTCTATCACGCTATATCGGCGTCATGTATCTTGTTCATCGCGGCAAGTAACGCTACCTTACGCTTCATGCGCTCATTGGTCTTTCTATTGAGGATGTCACCTTTACCACCTACTGCTAATTCTTGTGGTTTAGGTTTCATACGCTCTTTTTGCTGTTTCTCAAGCGTAGACTCATGCTCAGGTCTAAGCATGGCATCTTCTTTCTTGTAGCTTCGGCTCATATGTTTCATTACATATCCTTCATCTTAGAAGCAATCATTTCTTTACGAGTAGGCTTGGCAGTCTTAGCAGCGTCTTTAAAGTCTTGTGCGCTAGGTCTGCCTTCTGCGCCCTTTTTAGCCATCTTTTCGCCTGAACCGGCTTTAATCCTAGCCCGTTTAGCATGAATATTTGCGTATAGTCCTGGTTTCATTAACATTTCCACCTTGCTCTTGCTGCTTTGCCCCGTTCCCCAGTCCATCCTGCTGACCTTGCACAGAAACTATCGTGTCTTGGCCCACTAGATTGGGGTGCTTGTAAATTTGCGTTGTTCTTGCGGTTATAAGCCGCCCTTCCTTTTGCTGTCATTCCTGCGCCCTGCTCAGTTGGCAGGTAATTCTTGTCCTTACCCGTTGTTGTCTTGGGTATGGGTTTATCGTGCTTTTCTACTGCGGCACGGATTTGGTCTTTACGACTCACTTCGCTCACCTAAGAAACGACCATAGGCTTCTTCTAGCTTGGCCTTGCGTTTGCCTTTAGCATTGTCCCGTTCTACATTAAGAGCAATAGCGACTGCCTGTTTTTTAGGCTTTCCAGCTTTCATTTCGGCTTTAATGTTCTTACCTACTGATTGAACTGACCCTGATTTGTCAAGTGGCATGGTTATTCCTTAATTAAAGTAAACACGCTCCAATAAGGGTATGCCTGGTAGAAGTTGGAGTTTTCCCCTTCTGTGGGTCGGTACTCTGAGCGTACGAAATCATTATACCTTTGAACATCAAATAGTAAATTACCTTTTTTAACTAATTTTGCCCAGTATTCAATAGGTTGGATATTTACATGGGTAGGGTCACCCATATACATATCTTTGGTTTCACCATCTCGTATTGCATCTAAACATAAAAACATTCTACCGCCAGGCTTTAAGATGCGCTCAAACTCAGAAATAATGTCATCCATAAGCTCTTGCGGGATGTGTTCTAAGACCTGTGCAGAATGGACTAAATCTACTGAATTATCTGCTAATGGGATTTTGGTAAGTGAACCGCAGATAAGTTCATCGTTATCAAAGTTTTCTGTACCCAGTTCAACCATGTAAGACGATAAGTCCATACCTATGGTTTTGTAGCCTAACTTCTTGAATCCATTGAGAATTGAGCCGCAAGCACATCCACCATCAAATACAGTAGAGCCTTGGGGTAAACCCTTAGACACCATCTTGGCGTATTCTTCTTGCCAGTACCCATGTCCAAGGTAATCTAGGTTGGCTTCTTTATGCTCTGAATAATACTGTTCATCGTACTCTAAAGCAGATAAACCTACTAATTGCATTACTTAAGGAAACGCAGTTTATAGGTTGTTGAATCTATTTGGTCTGCAATAGCATCAACCAAATTGCAAAGTTGTTCGTCTTTTGGCAGGTCATCTCTTGCTTCTTTTACAAACTTTTGCAGGCTTTGCAGGTATTTGATTGGGTCTTTAGGCTGGTGATACACGCTTGGAAAAGTCTTTATCTGTTCATACGCACCCGAAAAGGCTTCAACATAATCATCTACCAATGGCACAATTCCATCATAGTATTGGCGCAAAGCCTTGTGTTTAGCGTAGGAATCCGTAGACCAATGAAAGAAATGGGTGTTCGTTGCTGAGTGCAACAGGGTGGCAGCAAATAGAGCAACATTATCGTTCATGGTTTTTCCTTTAAAAAAAGCCCCTTTTTAGGGGGGCTAAAAGCCTCACGCTTTTACTTATTATCTTCCAATATTTCAATCATTACAAGACACCCACCGCCTTTTTTGATTTCACCACGCTCAATCATTAAAACATCAATCTGCTCGTCATCGTCAAATACACCGGCATCGCCTAAAGCATCCCATAAGGCCTTAATTCTGTTGTCAATATCTTGCTTTCTGCGGTCACGGGGGTACAAGATAACCTTCATCTCTAACCTGGCAGTACCTAGTTTGGGTACTTTGTACTCCATTACATAGTCAAAAACCTGAGATTTAAACTCTTTGCCAGCCTTACTTATACCCATCCTGTTACGGAATATGGTGCGGTAGCTGTTTACGCTAGGGGGTAGCGGCAGGTTAAGAACTAGCATATCAGCGCAAGTGTTTCTTCAAGTAATTCTTCTTCCGTGACAGAATACTCTCGCTCAAAGCGCCGTCTACCCATGCCGTGAATACTGGTATTTGCTCCTCGATGGTGATAGGGACAAAGGCCGATAACAGGACTGCTGCTTCGTATGCCACCTCGTCTAATGTGATGAATTTCGCACGGTGTTCCCTCGTTGCCTTGTCTTTTGCACAAGATGCAACCCAATCTCGCCACTCTATCATAATGTTGTTTTTTCTCTTTGTTCATGCCAGGCTATACCAAAACTTGTAGTATTCCAAAAAATCTTCGTATTTGGTGTATTTTACTTCGGGTTCACCTTTGTTATTCAATAGCCAGCAATGGTCAAAATTAAGCCCGTTATCAGTATCACCGCATATTATTGCTACGGTAATATTGTTTTGGGCTAGTGCTTTTAGTAAGCGTTCTTGGCCTTTGCTAATCTTCTCGTTTCTGCGTTTCCATTCAAGCACCATAAACGAACCATTGCGTTCAATAATCCCGTCAATGTTGCTAGGCATAAAGTTAGGATTGTCAGGTATTTCTCCCTGTAAAAACCCATAATCTATATGTTTTGCGTTTGGATTACGCATTGCGGCATTAGTCATCAGCTACATCTTGCAGCTTTAATGCCATTTCAACCATCTTCTCAGCCGTTTGGTAGGCCAAAGCAGTCTGCCGTTTAAGCATGGCATCCTCATATTCTTGGCTTAATCTGCGTAAAACAATAAGGGGTAATGCGTAATCGTCTTTCATTTCTCTTGTGCCTTTCTTAAACTTTCTTTTAATTCTTCATTTTCTTTTTGCAATTTACGCAATTCTTCAGCAGCTTTTTGAATATGCGTACCTGTATAAAACTGTTCTAATCTATCTGCAAGGTCATAAGCGTTCATTTAGACACCTTTTTTGCGTATTTTGGTATGTTAATTCGTTCAAAACAGGCAGTACATTTCCACCTGTTAATCTTTCCAGCCTTAATCATCTTGCCGTAGTCTGCTGGGCGCATAACCTCACAGCTTGTGCAATAGCGTTTTTCAGTCATGCTTTATCTCGTCAAAGTTGTAGAACCATTCGTCTTTAGCTGACCACTTGGCATGGTTTTCAACGCTGTAGATTTCGGTTGGTATTTTAAAATCAGGTGTTTTGAGTTCTGCTGGCACAAGCGAAACATCGTACCAAAGGCAACGGTTGTTCGGCTGGCAAGCAAATTGACCGTTATCTAGCTTGATAAAGTTGTACGACTTGTGTTCCTCGACCCCCTCGCTAAAGCTAGTATCTAAACGGTTAGCATCAGGACTGGCAAAATCGACTGTAAACAAGTAGTTGCCAAAGTGAAACTGCCTGTCTTTACCAAAGTATTTCACCTTCAGGCCACGCAAGTTAGACTTTTCAATCACCGCCATATCGTATGACAGGCAATCCCATATTTGCAAATAATCCAATG